CCAATAACATGATGTCCTTGTTGTTTTAAACTACGAACTAAGTGCGAACCAATGAATCCACCAGCACCACACACTAGCATAGTTTTTTTCATCAAGTTACCTCTTGTTTGGCACGGAATGGACCTTGATAAGGATATCTTTGTAATGCAATCAGTTTGGGATCTTGTACTATTTTCCAATTGCGACCACGTTTGATTGAATACCATCCGGCAGCAAACCAACTTTTGCTTTTGCGAGTTTTGGTATACAATGGTAAACGATGTACCACGTCCCACACAGGATTATAGCATTTGCTGACTACAGGAAATCCGTGTACGTCTGATGTTGACGGCTTAGACGATTTAGCTTCGCTTTCAAATACAATATTTTCTTCACGTGCCGCAAGTTTAATTGTTTTAAACTGTTTTACTTGATTGTCAATACGAACTTGAAATCCACCATCCCAGGCTTCGATGTTGCCAACTTTGCGATTGTCCTTTTGTAAAATCCAAAATTGTTTATCTGCCACTGTTTTAGCTACTAACATTTAATACTCCTTTGTATGTTTGATTTAGCCAACGTCCAAAGCTGTCGGCATTTTCGCTACATCTAACTAATTCATACTTGCCACAAAATTGCATAAATCTAACACCCACTTGTCCAATATCTTTGTGTGATAGTTGTTCACGTATAGTAGTGTCTACAGCATTTTTGATCTCTTGCGGCTGGCATGTGAGATCGATCAACGATCGATTGCGTTCATAGTCGTCCAACACACGATGCTCTTCGCCATTATGGTCTGTCCAACGTTGCAACATCATGTTGTTCCAATTATATCCGCGGGCTCCACGATCGGTAAAGGCTTCCTGGAGACCAACTTTATTCTTTGTGCCTTTCGTACGTACTCCCGGATAAGCACTAAAGATGTTGTCGGAGGTGTCACCACGCATACACTTCTCAAAGAGTAGCCATGCTGGGTCTGGTATGGCTTTTGGCTGTTTAGTTTTTTTATCAACAACATGTTTACCTTTGGCATCATAGATGCCTTCGAGCGTGATAAGTTCATCTGTGATACCATTGTATTGTGTGACGTTGGGGGCAACTAGTTGCACAAAATCTGTGTCTGAGCTAACTACCACGTGATCGTCTTGGGGGTGTAGGGCAATCCAACGAGCGATTATGTCATCGCCCTCAGCATTAGCGCATCGGATTACACTGCAATTGGTCTTCTCTGACAAGTATTTAGTCAGATTGTCATAGGTCTCCCAAAACATTTTGTCTTCTTCTTGCTCAGATTCTGTGAGTGCGGCCCGGGCCACAGCACGATTGGCCTTGTAGGGTTTGTAATGATCTTTACGCCAGCTACGACCTTCTAGTGCGAATACCACATGATCAGCTTCAAAGCGTTTGACCACTTTGTTGGCGCTCATAAGAGTTGTGTGTAATGCTACTCCTACCTTTTCCCACGGATCACTGGCGCGAAACGCAGTGTGCCGGGCACGGAAGAACATATTTGCTGTGTCAATTAGTACGTATTTCATAGTCTAATTATAGCACAAATAGAATACAAAGTCAAATTTTAATATTTTTAATGATGTAATTAATCATGAATCGATGCCAAAATGCATGTCCATCTTTACCAAAATGCCATGATCCGGGCATTACTGTTTGGATACCTGCTGCCTGAATTTGAGCATTGTATGTGCCTGCTGGCTCATATGGATCTATATAACTCAAGCCCCACTTCTTACGTTTTTTAATTTGGCTAAAATCATTGTTGCCGTTAAAAAAGACATGCTGTATACCCATGTCTGTTAGTTCATTGTGAAATTGCCAAATTTCATCATGTGCTTGAGCTGTTTTTTCTTTCCAGTCCACACCCACTACAAATTCTTTATAACGTTGTTTATGGGTGTCCGGAACATCATCTATGCCACTTGAACCTATTTGATAATAAACATCATCGATCAACCATTCTTCTCGTTCCCATGTGCTCCACTGAATAATTATTAAAACCTCATTAAAATTATGCAGTTTTGCCAGCCATTCTTTTGTGGTTCTAATTATGCGAGTGTTGCTACTGGCACTTTCGGCTCCGCAATGAAAACTTGCTTTTAACGTTTCGCTTAATCTTCTGCCCCAACTCACAGCTAAATTTTCAGGGTGCGGTGCTCTGCCCATGTAAAATAAACTTCCGTCATCACATGCAAATGCATGTGTGTTCACTGCTTCAGCAGCGGCAGTATGACTATCACCGTTGACATACAATATCATACTATGTTTTTTTCTTTGATATAATTGTAGATAATCTCTGCCCAGTCAATTTGACAATCTTCGCGGAAATGCAAAAATCCAGGACTAACAGGTTTGTAATTATTTTTTAATGCCCATCCTCTCCAGGTCATCTCGTGATTGTCATAAGGGTGGAAATAAGAATTTGTCCAGTTAAATTTATGTATCGGATCATTTTTAAGAAAATCCTCTCGAACTGACTCTAACTGATTTAATGGATAAATTGCGTTAAAGAATAGATGAGGTATGGTCAGATGTTGTAGTTCTCGATGGAGATTGTATATTGCTCGGTTATAAAACTTACACATCTGATGAGTAAAATGTGGATTTCTTGACATATTATTTTTCCAATAGTCAAAAGAATCAGGATCATAAGATCTAGATACAGGACCAGTAAACGATACTGGTTTATATGTTTCATTTACAAACCACTCTTCACGAATAAACTCAGACCATCCAATTACCACAAGATCCGGAAATGTGTTGGCTTGTTTACACTGATCTAAAAACAAGGTTAGTTTGCGAATTATTAAATTGTTACTTGATCCATTTTCTGCTTGATTTATAATTGTAGCACCAAACTTGGCAGATAATTTTGCGGCAAATCCTTGTGTAGCAGGGGCAAGTAACTCGGCACCCGAAACATAACTATCACCGTTGAAATATATCTTCATGATATTTCAGTCCGGCCGTCACCAATATCTCTTTGTTTGACAACTCTATCACGTCCAGGGTTGTTTGCCACCTCTTGTTCCCATGTTTCCATAACAACATGCCTGCACACATTCTGGAACCAACGATCAACAATGTCTGCATCTGCATCTTTGGGATTCATTTGATAACCTGCACGGACCAAGTTAGCAACAAACTTTTCATTCCAGTCAATTTCAAATGCACCTTGGTGTAAATTTTCTGGATCAACATTCATGCTCAGAATACCAACCCAGGGTTCTCCCTTTTCAGTAGCTAACTCTTTTTCAGTTTTTTCTAGAGCTTTTTTCTTTTCAGGTTTAGGCTCTGGTGCAGTTTTAGCAGGTGGCGGCGCCTTTCCAAATAGTTTATCAAATAATCCCATGTTAGTTTCCTTTATGTTAGGCTAAGCTTGCATACAAGTGTTGTTGCAGGTTTAGTTTGAATCCATTTTCAATGCAGAACTGACCCACATACTCGTGATTGGCTTGATTAGCTGCCAAGTCCAACAATCCAGGTTCCCAAAAACTAATGACTTCATCCACTGTGCTACGTTCAGCCATGGTGATTGTGCCTTTTTCTGCACGAAGTAATTTAATCTTTTGCGGAAAGCTGTTGTAGATATTCATTGGACTGCAATAGACTTCTTTGTTGGGATTGGTGCGTTTCCACTCAACTGCCCAGTCTGGAACAGTATTGTACGGACTCTCTGTGTCTGCACTCACTACAAATTTTAAACAGTCTGCACGTTGTAAAATAGTCTTGCTTGGTGCAAGATATTTTACAGGCTTGCCATTCTTTTCTACACATTTAGGACTGCACACTAGTGTGACACCAGCAGGTACTTCTGTTTCGGGAATGCCGTTGCTTTCAACCTGTACAGCTTTGTAGTGACCTAACTGACGTTGCATCCACCCTGTAATATTATCTTGTAACAACGGTTCGCCACCAGTCATTACTAGTACAACACCAGGATAATTGTTGCGACCGCTCACTGCCCACTCAGGTACTGCTTTGCCTTTACTGACCCAAAAATCTCTTATGGTGTCATGTGCACGTTGTTCTAGATCTACATAGGTTATCCATTCGCCATCATCAAAGAACGTGTCGCAGAAACTACAATCTAGATTACATTTTGTAAGACGAATAAACAATGCTGGCATGCCTGCATATGGTCCTTCTCCTTGCAAGGTAAAGAATATGCTAGTTACAAACAAACTATCTTTAGGTGCGTCTTTAAAATACTTTTTGCCAATGATTTCATTTGTTCCAAACATTATTTTACTTTCGTATATTAAATTGTGACATCTGTTTGTTTACATCGTTGAGTTTTAATTTTTCCCAAGGATCTTGCTTACCTGCTATTATAGCTTTATAAAAAGTTGTGTCAATACCTTTTGACTCCATGTATTCGGATATTTTTTTAGCATCTTCCAATCTCTTTTTCTGCCATCCCACATGATGGAAATCTCTTGGATCATTGGGATTACCTTCTAACATAGGACGATTTTCAAAAGTTTCATCTTTGTTGTTGCCAGTTAAGTCAAATCGATCATGCAGTACTTTGACATCTATTCTTTCTAAGATATCCAATAGATATGCTTGTTGGCTCAACCATGCATCACTAAGTGAATGTGGGCTCATGTATCCAAACAGATCAAGCCATTCACGTGGAACAATTGGAAATATACTATATGGATGTTTCTTGTGTGTGTCAAACGCCAACAATTTAAATTGTCCTGTGTAGCTAGTAATGGTAGTGTCCCACCCGGTGGATTCCATCACGGCATCGTCATTCCAAAACACAAGCCAGTCCGCGTCTGATGCATTTGCCAAACTGTTTACATACTCATTCAACCGAATGTACCCTATACGTTCATATTCGTGCACTTGATAGTTTACATCCAGTGAATCCAATTCGGGTTGTAATGTCTGTTGGAAATATTCTATTGTGGCAGTATCATCGTTGTCAAATCCCAACAGGAGTTCAAATGAATCAACATCATCGGCAGTGGTTACAAGGCTCAGCACACTGCGTCGTAGTGCTTCTGTACGACCACGTGTTGGTAACAGTAGGGCTAATTTATATTCTCTCATTGTATATATTTGACCATTTCTTTAATTTTTCAATCTTGGCTCCTTTGGCAACATCCAAATTTTCCCAAGACACTATGTCCATTTCGTGCAAAATATCAATCATGGCCAGCAGGTCGCCAAGCTCTTCTTCAAGATGTTCTCGATTGGTCTTGGGCTTGCCGGGTTTTAAATTATCTAATCCGAAGCGGCTGATCTTACTTACTGCTTGTATAACTTCGGCACATTCTTCTTGGAGAATGTCCAGAGTTTCTTTGATTTTAGTGTTCATAATTTACCAGTTGTGTATTACATTTGCTATGATAAAAAAGCAAGTGATAACATGTATTATAACCCAGAACGTCTTTAAGAACAAGGCTATTCGAGCTTCTCGAAGAGTCAATATAGGCACATCCGGACGATCGTGATCTGACTCGCCCATCAGGTGCCCAGTTGCTCTAGCCCAGATACGTTCTAGACTATTCATGCAAATAGATCCTCATTCCATTCTCTATGACCTTCGCGGAACGCCATATTAGCTTGAGTCTCACGTACTTCCACACGATAGCACCATAATCTTTTTGCCTCACCAGGTCCCCACATCTCTGGAATGTAAACCCCATTCACATACTTGTAAAGCATGTCGCTTAGACCCTCGCATCCTAGTTTGGGCAGTACCACTACCTTGGCCATATTACGCTCTTGTAGTAGTTTAAATGTTTCCATTTGCGGATCATCTTGAGCTACAATAAGTGTGTGATCAAATTGATCTTCTAATGTTTTCTTTAGTTCTTTTAAGCCGCCATAGTCTGCCGCCCAGTTACGAACGTCTAGGTCGTTGGTGCCAAAGTAAAACTTCATGCTAAATGAATAGCCATGAATTAAATTACAATGACTGTCGGCCCTCCACTGTCGATAGGCGCAAGGAAATGCGTCGTGATATTCTTTGGTGCTGGTGTACTTGTAGAGTACGGGTTGTAGATTTGCCATTATGTTCTCCTATGTTAAATTATAGCATAGGCAGCAGAGTTTGTAAAGCGGGATGATGCCGAACTAGGCCGCTAAGGTATTTATTTGTTGTGATCACCTTACACATAGTACCTTGGTTTTTCAACTTGTGTGATAGGTGTGTTAATCAGAATTTCTGAATGTGCAACCAAGTTGTCCCAATTCAAAATTAAGTCTTTATAGTTGCGTGGATTTTTAAAAGAATTTGATTGTTCCGCTTTGCTTGTTTGTGTGTAGGGCATATTCAACATACCAGCAACATATTCCTCAGGATTGGCGGAATTAATCAAATCCTCATAGTATATGTCAACTATGTGTGCGTATCGATATCTCATGAATTTATTAAACTGTGCGGCCTGCACCTCGGCAAATCTATAGGCTGTTTCAAAATTACCAATATCAACTACAAATGGATCAAATGATCTAGAACTATATTTGAAATATTCTTTGGTTTTGATTGATACAATATTGCTGATAGCCCTATCGAAAAGACTTCTACGCAACGAATTTATCAATATGCACGATTCTCTTAATTGTGGTTGTGTGGTAATTAAATCCACAATGTCATGTGTGTGTAATATCCAACAGTTGGGCAATAATGTAATGTCTTGAATTGTTTTTCCAGATCCGCCACAGAGATCAATTAGGATTTTTTCAATCCAATGACTGCCAGTGCGCCCAGGCCCAAAAACAATGATGTTTTTCACATCATCCACGGTCTAACTGATCTAGTTTGTTAGGCACTCCGGTCCATGCCTTGTGGTCTGGCAACGGGTCTTTACGTTTGGTAATTGGTTTCCATAACTTTGCCAATTCGGCGTTTAATTGAATAAATGCACGTTGGCTTTCTGGGACATCTTCTTCTGCGTAGATTGCATCTACTGGGCACTCTGGTACACACACAGCACAATCAATACACTCGTCTGGATTAATTACTAGAAAGTTTGGGCCTTCTACAAAGCAGTCCACAGGGCAAACATCAACACAATCGGTGTGTTTACAGCGTATGCACTCTTCGGTTACAACATAGGTCATTGGTTTTCCTTAACGTGGGGCAAAGTCTTGTTGCAATTTGATGTTGTCAAAGAATTCTTTCTTTGTACCTGCGTCGTCCTTGAAGGAACCCTTGAGCACAGTGGTCTGTGTTAATGAACTATGTGCCATGATGCCGCGATTTTCACAACATCCGTGCACAGCTTGTACATAAACGCCAACATCCTTTGCTTCGGTTGCTTTCATGATTTCTCTAGCGATGTCGTTGGCCAGTTCTTCTTGTAGGGTACCACGACGAGCACACCACTGAGCAATACGAGTGTACTTGCTAAGGCCAATGAGCTTTTGAGCGGCAATAATCCC